TGCCGTATCTGATTTTATCATCACCGATCAGGCACAAAGCCCACGCCCAGACCGAAGCCGGTGCGGTCGTTGTTGTTTCAAAGTCTGCTGCATATCTCACTTTTATCAATATCCTTTATATGTTGTTGTTAATCTTCCTCAAGACCGAGAGCCTGACAGAGCTGAGCATACTTGATATCTGCCGATATATCATTACTTTGAATATACTCCGGATCAAATACGGAAGTTTCCATATTATTCAGGTATTCGTTTAATACCTCCTGAGCATTTGCTCTTACTGCCGTAATAATGCGCTGCTTTTGCCCCTCACTCAGATTTGATTTGCGTATTGCCTCTATTATAAAATCAACGTTGCCAATCTCCTTGAGCAGTATCTTTTTTATTGTGCGGTATTTTCTCTCAGCCGGTGTTGGATCATAGTATACCCAGTACGGATCAAGGGCCTCTTCGCCGCTGTAATAGAGCTCCATACATCGCTGATAGCTTACTTTGCGGATGAGATCATAGAGATCTTTTCGCATTTCATCAGTGTAACCGCCGTTATCAATAGCAATGTTTAGCCGCTCTTTGTAAACGTTGAGCATGCCGGTCTCTGATCTCCACCGGCTTTGTCTCAGGCGTTTCAGAAAATTCTCCCACTCCTGGCGATCCTTTGGCTTTTTGAATTCCTCGGGAAGTCCGCGCTGTTTCGCTGCCTTTGTTTTGGCTGTCTGAAACTGCGAGCCGTTACGTTTTTTTATGCTCGCTTCTACCATTTCAGCTTCTTTTTTACGCATTTCATTGATTTTTCTGAAACGCCGCTGAGCGTTTTTTAATTCCCAGGCAGTCAGCTTAAACTCAGTGCCGGGCTCGGCTCCCGGGATAGAAACTATTTTCTGAGCGCCTTTTTTCGAGAAGCCTTGCAGCTCTTTCATACGTTTATTAAAATCTTCTCTGGTCTTGATCTCTTTTTTCAGCTGCTTGAAATTTAGCTTTGAGGGCAGATATTCAGCGCTTTCAGGATCCTTTTTAGCCCAGTAGTCAATTTTTGCATTAAAGTTCTTTACTGCTCTTCGGGCTTTCTCAAGGTCAGTTTTTCTCCACTTAATGCTATACTGCTTAGGCATTTTGCCGGACCTCCCTCCGTTAAGATGTAAAATCCTCGCTTTTCGATGCTCACATATAACATGATATCCGCTATTATATCAAGTTTAATGTGCACATTAAAGCGATTTGATAAAGAATAGTTGATCTGATTTCTCTTTTCCTCGAGCCGTTCGCGGAACTTGTCCGCGTGCAGCTTTGAAGAGAAAAAGTACTTAGTTCCGTTCTCCGTGACCGTGTACGGTGATTTCCTCAGTTCGTATTCTATCGCCGCGCCTCTTGTCATTATTATCCTCTCCTATTGTGTTTATCAGGCCGCAGAACATAGCCGTAGCCATTCCAATAATACAACCTATGAACATTTCCATTTACTATCATATCCTTTTAAAAAAATCGGCAGCGGCAGGCGCCGCCGCCGTAAACTTATCTTTTCATTTCACTATTATGAATTACGAATGATTTTGAATGTTATACGAATGATTTTGACTTATGAAACTATGTCAAAAGTAAGTATGTTTCTTGTGCCGTGACTGATCTGTCTGATTTTGAGTTTAAGAGGAGTTTCCCAGTCCCTGGGCTCGCCAAAGATATTGAAGAGCTTTTTGAGGGCTGAGAAAATACCGAGGCTTACAGCCTGATAGCCGTTGCCGTTTACATCAATAAGGACTGTACGCGGGCAGGTGCTGACCTCTCCGGTCTCCTGGTTAGTACACTTTACGACCTCAACAAAAACATCCTTGACCTCAAGGACCTCGTTTATATGATCCTTAATGCGGTATTCCGTGCTGTTTGTTGCGTTGTAGAGCTTAGCCTTTTCCTCAACAGTCTCAGCGACCATTGAGCAGTAAGAAGTCTGGCGGCTTGTAAGGTCAACAACAAAGTTGATGCCTTCATCATCGTTAATGACTGTAAGCGGAGCTGTCTGCTCTTCCGGAGTTGTTGTAAGTGCAAATTCGTTCATTTTTTCTTTACTTCCTTTTCTTTTAAATTTAGTGTAGTTAGGTCTACACCGTACCACTTGAGCAGCTTTTCAATTCGTTTCTTGTCGTTTCTTTTCTGATAGATTTGTTTTTTAGGGCTCTGGTTCTTCTTCATCATCGAGGATCCTTGCGAGCGGCGGCGTGTTCACATCCGCGTAGTCGTAAGAGGTCTGCACAACCTGCGTGTACTCATTATCATAGCCGTAGATAATGAACTGTGTCGGGCTGTGTTTCTCACAAATGAAGTGAGTAAGCCCCTGGTCGTTATCCTCAACCCAGATAATGCAGCGTTTATTAAGCTGCGTGGCTGTGAAGTTTACAATTGTAAGCTCCTGGACCTCTTCAACGTAACGCTTGAGCACGCTAAAAGCCGTGTAAAAGGTATTCAATTTGTATCACCACCTTTATATTATAATAGAAACAAAGAAAGCTGCTTGACCTTTAAGGTCTGGGCCTGCGGTATACCGCGCAGGCAGCGGTTGTTATCTTTTATAATAAAATATATAGGTTTCGCAGGGCTTAATTTCCTCACCGTAATTATATAACCAGTTAGCAACTTGGTATATATCATCGAACTTGTATTTTTCGGACTGTTTCATAACATCAGGAAATAACACATACATCATATGGATAAACTTTCCAATTGGTTTTGTAAACTGTTTCCACTGACCGCGTATTTTTATCTGATAGAAAAACACGTCATAATTTAAAGCGACTATTCTTAACATCATTGTTCAGCCCTCCTTTTTGTACTTCTTCACGATCTCATCAGCCTCAGTCATAAGGTCCTCGAAGAGTTCAAGCACTCCCCAGGGATCAACCGGGTAAAGATCCTCCACCGGGATGCCCTTTTTCTCTGCTCTTCTGATCTGTGCTTTTGTGTAGGTCATTTTAGTTTTTGTCATAAAAATCAACCTCCGTTATATCCTTTGTGTTTCGGGCTGCTGCCCTTTCCTTTACTATAATTATTATAGCACATAATAATATAAATGTCAAGAACATTCGCAAATTTTGCAATAAAACTCGCGCATATTTTGCAAGTGTTTTTTTGTGCATATTGACAAACTACTTAAATTATGATATAATTAAGTAGAGTGTAACTAAAATTAAAGACAGGTGAACAAAATGCTTAAACTTAATGCGGTTATGGCCGGCCCTGCTGCATGCGGCGGTAAGAAAAAGCCGAAGCCCAGGAAGCCGAGATAACACAATAACTTAAAGGGAGCGTAACACAATGACAAGAGAAGAATATAACACTAAGTCCGCTGAGCTGATCGCTGAAATGGGAGCGGAGACACCGGACAACGGCAAGATCTCCGAGAGCCTGGCAGAGCTCCGCGAGGCTTTCCAGTATGAAGTCACAAGAGCCGAGACCGCTGAAAAGCAGGCCGAAGAGCTTAAGAGCAAAAACGAGAGCCTGCAAGCTGCAAATATGAGTTTGTTTTTAAAGTCCGGCGAGATCATAAAACAGACCGAGCAGCAGAAAACTCCGGAAGACCGTGATAAACCATTTGATTTTAACACGCTTTTCAATGAAAAAGGCGAGTTAATATAAATCCCTACAATTCAAGACCTTAAACCTAAGAAAGGATAGTGATACTATGGCAAAAGTTGAAACTAACGTGAAGCTCTTAAACGGCATCCGCGAAGCTGCAAGCGATAACTATCGCGAAGTCGTGCCGATCGCAACAGCTTCCAATCTCCAGGACGTAGGAAACCCGATAGTTTCTTATCAGTCTGTAAGAAACGAGTTTCTTTCACTTCTTGTGAACAAAATCGCACTGCCGATCATCAAGGCAAGACGTTTTAAAAATCCTCTTGCGATGCTCAAACGTGAGGGTTCACCCCTCGGCTACGATGAGGAAGAAATCGGAGTAAATCCGGCAATCGCAAAGGCATTTGATGCAAAGAGCGCTGACCTCCTGGCTCAGACTACCCCCGATGTAAAGGTAGCATATCACAGAATGAACAGACAGGACCGTTATGACTGTACAATCCAGTATGCAGTGCTCCGCGCAGGCTTTACAACCTGGGACGGTTTTGACCGCCTTACTGATGAGATCGTACAGTCACTTTACAACGGAAATTATATTGATGAATTTGAGTACACTAAAAAGCTCATCGCATCCGGTGTTGTTGACGGTTCAATGGCAACTATTCCGGTATCTAAGCCGGAGAACGAGGGAACTGCTAAGGCATTTGTAAAGGCAGCTCGTACAGCTTTCAATACATTCCTTTTCCCGAATACTACTTATAACTCATGGGCTCGCGCTGGTGGATCCGGTGCATCTTACACATCATGGAGCGACAAAGACCGTATCATGATGTTTATCAGAGCTGATATTACATCTGAGATAGATGTTGAGGTACTTGCAAGAGCATTTAACATCAATAGCGCTGACCTTATGGGCCGCGTGATCATCGTTCCCGACTTCGGCAGCCTCGAGGGAGCTGAAAATATTTATGCTGTAATGTGCGATTATGATTACCCGGTAATCATCGACAAGCTCTTTACAGTTGAGGACTTCCGCAACAGCAGCAACCTCAGCACAAACTATTACCTCCATGTATGGCAGACTTACTCCACATCGCCACTTAATAATGCAGTTGCATTTGTATCAAATAGCGTGCCCACTGTTTCCGTTGCTCCTATGGCACAGGCCGGCAGCATCTTTGAGGTAAGTGTTTCCGATATCCAGGGCGCAGATCTCGCTATCAGCGGCAGCGGTGTAACCGGCACTTCAAAATGGCTCGCAGGTCCTAATGCTATCACAGAGGTATGGGGCGCTGGTAACTTCCTCGCTCTCCAGTATAACGCTGCGGACTGGACTGCTTATGATAGTGTTCTCGTTGGGCTGACTGACAGCCAGGGCAGCGACCTTGTAGAGATCAAGGATGATGATACACACACCGCATCTGCCAAGATCACTGACAAGGATGCACAGCAGCTTATCATCAAGGCTTTCAAGGATGGCATTTCTCAGACCTGGCTTTACAGCCTCAGCGGTCTCACGCTCGAGCCTGAAACCTAATAGCAACACACTTTTTCATATTCTTTTATACTCCTTTTTCGATAGCCTATACCTGCTGTATAGGCTATCGTTGTAAAGAGATGTTGCAATTATTGCAACTAATGTTGCAACAGTTGCAACTAATGTTGAGGAGAGGGTGATTATTATGCCATTTACACCAACGACAGCGGTTTACTTATGCAGTGTACCGCTTGAAAAAGATCAGAAAAATCAGCTTGACTTTGCAAGTCAGACAGCGCAGCATCTATACTTTAGCAACAATATCCGCAAGAGCTACACGGCTTTTACATATCAGCGCAAAGACAACGTGCTCAGAGTGCCGGCAGAGTTTGATGAGCTCTATGATTGCAATTATGTTATGTACCAAAATGCTAACTTTGGCTCGAAGTGGTTCTATTGCTTCGTAGATCACATGGAATATGTCAATCCGAACTGCACTAACATTTATTTAAAAACAGATGTTTTTCAAACGTGGATGTTTGATGCGGTTTATGGTACATCATTTATTGAGCGCCAAACAACAAAAACAGACGGACCGGGTGAGTTCTGCGAGCCGGAGCCTATCAGTGTGAAAGCCTATCCTGTATCAAAAAAAATTTTAGGAGTTACCGGGCTTTGCACTCAGCTGCATCAATGTCCTATCCTCTATTTTAGTAAACAGCCCTCAAGCATTACCGGAGTTAGCAGAGTTGGTTTTAACTCTGGTGCTCTTACCATGCAGTATGGCAAAGTATATGATAGTATTTATGATACCATATTTACAGCTGATCTCGCGCTCTTAGAAAATGCCGGAGAAATGGACCTGATTGATGATATAGGAGTTTCAGGCAGCAGCTCAGATGCAACAGTAACTCAGGGTACGGTAACAACCGAGACTTTTGTTGATGCTCCATTCACTCCTAAAAATAACAAATGCTATAATTACTGCTTCGGCAAGGTCATAGGTGATAACGCCTATGATCTGACAGTAATGGAGCTCCATAAAAACACTTTTGATATTTATTCAGAATGTTGGTGGGGAGCTTCACCAACTGCATTTGTTGCTCTTAGAGATATACCGCATACGATTATATCTTTTAAAGGCTATCCGGGTATATCGGTCAGAACATCGACTTACGAAAACAGCATAAATCATAAAATGGCTGAAATTCAAAATACAATGATCGGAAATGCAGCTCTGTCAGGCGCTCGCTCTGCGGTCGGTGCTTTCTTCGGTAATGGTGATGCTGCGAGTGCTGCTGTCATAGGCGCTTCAAAATCATACATTGACGATAATCTTAGCATGACCGCTTTACAGGTCCAAAAGAAAAATGCTTCTCTGGAGCCTGACACTCTGAGCGGCTATGCTGTACCGGCTGTCAATTTCCTCGCTCTTGAAAGCGGTGTATATCTTGTGAGATACGCGCCTAAAACAGAGCAGTTCAGAAAATTAGACGATTTTTTCAGTAAATTTGGTTATGCTATAAACAAAGTTAATCCGGTTTCATTCAAAAACCGCACGACCTGGGATTATATCAAAACTATTGATATATATATCAGCGGTCCGATCCCCCAGGATGATATGCAGGACCTTAAAGATATTTTTAATAAGGGCATTACGATCTGGCATGATCCGGCAACCTTCGGAGACTATTCCCAGAACAACCCGCCAACATAAAAAGAAAGGAGGATAAAAAGATGCTAAACCCAATTACACTTGAGCCGGTTCCAACTCAGTTTGAAGAGGCGGCAGCTTTAAATATGGCAGTCTTTTCAGATTATTATAAGCGGCTGCGACTCCTGGCGCTCTCGCTCTTTGAGTGGGAAAATCTGCCGGAAAGCATGAACGAGCGATTTTTAGAGCAGTGCCTTTACTGGTACGGCAAGGCAGCCATTGTAAGCGATGAGAATTTAGGTATCATCAACACAAAGTGTACGCCCTCTGAGAGCCTTAACATCTATGGAGAGGCAACAGAGTATCACTGTTACAGCACTGGATATGATGCAGACTTCCCGCTTGATGATATGGTTTATGTGCGTAACAACCTTGAAGCGCTGCCGACAGATGCAACTATACAGCTTTTTGCTCAGCGACTTTACGAAGCAGAGAGAACTATTGATGTAAACATTAAGGCTCAAAAAACTCCGGTTATCATCCTGTGCGATGAAAAGCAGCGCCTCACGATGAAAAATATTTACATGAAGTATGACGGCAATGAGCCGGTGATATACGGCAAAAAAGGCCTTGATATTGATGATATTAAGGTACTGCGCACTGATGCACCTTTTGTAGCTGATAAGCTCGAAGAGTACAAGCGGAACGTCTGGAGCGAGGCACTCAGCTTCCTCGGTATCAATAATGTCATGACCGAAAAGAAAGAGAGGCTCTTAACCGGCGAGGTCGATGCTAACAATCAGATGATAGATCTAAGCGCTCAGACTATGTTACTGACAAGAGAGCTTGCAGCTGAGAAGTTCAACAGGCTCTGGCCCGGTCGTGATATTTCTGTAAGGCAAAGATCCTATCAGGAAATTATAAAGAGGTTAGGAGGTGCGGACAATGGCAGTTTATACAACGGAGCTGAGGAGACTGATTGAGAACGGTTTTGATATCGGCCTTAATGATTACCCGATATTTGATGAGGAATACCGAGCAGTGCTGAATAAGAAAATAATAGATCACTATTATTTTTGTGAGATAGGCTTTGAAACCGCAGGGCTTTTCAAGTTCCAGTTAAATACTAAAATGCGTGAGATCATGCCCTATTACAACAAATTGTATCTCAGCGAGCAACTCGAGTTCAACCCTCTGAGAGACTTCGACGAAACTACCGAAGAGACAAGGCAGCGAGCAGATCATGAGAGTGTTGAGGGCCACGCTTCTGACACGGTAACTACTACCGGGGCAAGTACCGGCAGCAGCTCCTCAAGTGATACAACGAGCTCGACCGGTGACAGCTTAACAGTTAATTCAGATACTCCACAGGCGCTTTTAAATACAACCACCATACAAAATAACGAGTATGCGAGCAGCGCCGCAAAGTCTCACGATACATCGAGCGGCACCGCGACTGGCAGCACTTCAACAGGGAGCGAGTACACCGACACAAAGACCGGCAGCGGCAGCAGTACCCAGACAACAAACGGCACTGTGAACGATGTAATAACCCGGCATTACTTCGGATATGGTAAATCTAAAGGACCTGCACAGCTCCTGGAGGAATACCGCCGCACATTTTTAAATATCGACATGATGATAATTAAGGATCTTGAAGATCTCTTTATGATGATTTATTAAGGAGGTAAAAAAATGGATGAAAGAGCATTACAGATAATCAGAGACTATATCAATAAACATCTCGATGTAACTGATTATACAGCAAATGCAAGCTTTGAAGTATACACCGTTTGGAAGTGCAAGGCATTACAGAACTGGAAGTACCTGCTTTCAAGCACATTGCCTGGCGGAATGTACTATGAACTGACATACAACGGCGACAAAAAAGAATGGTATTTAGACGCTTATAAAAAATTTGAAAATAAAGTAATAAAGGAGGAATAACAATGCTGAAATTCATAACTCAGGAACCCGAGGAAATCACTCCGCTCGGCATAACAAAGGCGAGAGTTGACATTATAGTGGATGAGGCCTCAGAGCTTACAACAAACTATAATAACATTGAATTTACATTCGGTTCCCGCGCCTGGAGCATATCAGATAAGACCTTTTACGGTCTGAGCAGCGCCGGCGTTTGGATAAATCAAAAGGACGGTGAGTGATATGAGCGATACTATGTTTAATGCTATGTTTGGTGCTGCTATTGCCGGCGGCAGCGGCGGTGGATTTACACCAACAGAAACACAGCTCGAAGCTATGAACTCCGGTATAACATCAACCGATGTCGCACAGATCGAGACGAATAAAAACAATATTTCATCAATTCAGCAGACAATCGGTGACATTAACTCCGTGTTAGAGGAGGTGCTGTAAATGCCTGAACACACAATAGCTGAGAATCTTACAAGATTACAGAACGCTAAGACAGCCATAGGAAACGCTATCACCGCAAAGGGTGGAACTGTAAGTCAAGGTGACGGAATGGAAGATTTTGCTGCTGATATTGCGACTATCGTCACAGTAACAGGCGGTCACGAAGTAACGGTCACAACCATTGCCGATGCTGTTGTAACACTTGAAAAAACTGGTACAACTTATACTGCAACGGCGGATAGTAACGGTATAGCAACATTCACTGGT